TCACAGTATTGCGCTCATGATTTTTTCATAGCTGTCTATAGCGGCATCGGCGTTGACGTGCGCATAGACCTCAAGCGTGGTTTTGATCGTAGAATGTCCCATGAAGTATTGTACGGACTTTATATCCATTCCGGCCAGTATCATTCGCGTACAGAAGGTGTGCCGAAAAGTATGCGGTGAGATATGCGGCAGCGAATCGGAGTGTGACGAATTGTAATTTTTCACGATCCTATATAATGCTCCCTCAAAATAATCCGGCTTTCTTGGATTTCCTCTCCTCGACAAGAACAGAAAATCTCTGTAACCGTCGATGACGTTTGACCGAAGCATCGTCGGTCGATTCTCAACAATGTTCATCAAACTTTCCCTTGTCGCGGGGGACATCGGTATCACCCGAACACCGGAGGCTGTTTTGGGCTCCTGCACATGAAACTTATCCTTAGCATTATATCGCAGCTGGTGTGTTATATTGATGCGTCCACGTTCAAAGTCCAGATCGTGTATCGTCAGGCCGCAAAATTCCCCAATGCGCATTCCGGTTTCGTAAAGCACTACGATCGCATCCTTGTATTTGTGGTATCGGCTGTCGGCTTCCATATGATCCAGCAACTTCTTGTATTCATGCTCCGTGAGCGGTTTTTTGGGCTTCTGCTTGTTCGACATGATTTTTGACAGCGAAAATGCAAACGGATTCCGATAAAGTATCTCATCCTCGCATGCCGCCTCAAATGCAGGTCGGATGATGGCCAGTAAGCTGTTGATACTCTGATATGCCCATCCCCACCCTTCCAGCTTTTTCGTCCATAGCTTTGCATCCCGTACGGAGATGCATTCTGCCGGGAGCTTCCAGAACGGGTCATTTTGAAACCTTCTCAGCAGATATTCCTGTTTGGTTCTCGTGTCGGGTCTTAAAGAAGATTTGTGCATCTCAAAATACTGATTTACAACATCTGCCATGGTCAATTCCTTCGGAGCAATGCTCTGATGCAAAATCAACCTTTTCTGTATGTCCGCCTCGCGCTTTCTCAGCGAGTTCAGGTCTTTCGCATAGATGTATCTCCGCTTGCCCGAATCATCCGTGACTCGATACTGATATGTTCCGTCCTTCCTCTGGCTCTCCCCTTCCTTCAGCACTTTTCCCTTATCGTCTTTTCTTCGTTTCATAGTAGAACTCCTTACATTATAAGAAGCTCTGATGTGACACCCTGAGTATACCACACCAAAGCCCCGGATGCCAGCCATCTCACACGGAATAGATCCGGTCGATGTACTTCTCCAGCGCCCTGCGCTTGATGAGCCGTTTGGTTCCCACCCAGAGCACAAGGCTCTTCTCGTCGTTGGTGATGTCCCGCAGCCGGTTCTCGCCTATTCCCGTATAAGCCGCGGCTTCTTCCAATGTAAGGGTCGTTTTCTCCCATACCGGAACTTCTTTCATGCCGTAAACCTCTTTTCTTTATAAAAGTCTTTACAAAGGGATATTACAGGCAAAAATGGGCGTGTGCGTCCTGTTTTTCTCGTTTCAGGCATGAGTAATGGGTCGTTTTGAAAAATTCCTTCTAATCTAGAATACATGCAATCCAACTTTTTCAACGAAAAAGGCAACATCGTTGGATTGTGTATCGCAGATATGTCGGTCAGTTCAAGCCGCCACTCTGCCTTGCGATAGAATTCAAAAAAAAAAGAAAAGTCCCTGAAATTCCCGCCCCGCCCGGGGCGAAAATATCAATGAGACTTTTCCCGCACACAGCCAGGACTCCATTTTGATGCCAAGCCGGCTCAGCTTCCCTCGTGTGCTGTATTCGTCACTGCAGAACGAACGACTCTCGATGCACACTGTAAAATGTCAATGCATTGTTCTGCCGCACCGCGATAAAAATATCAGTCTCCGCGCTTCCTGCCCGCCACTTTGACGACGCCATTGGATGCGAGAGATACGCCCTGTTCAATCATAGTCCACCTCTTACTGTTCCAGCGCCGCCTTCATACGGTCAAAGAAAAACTGAATCACGGCACCGATGGTCTCATCAGTGATGGCCCAGCTGATGAGCCTGCCGTATTTGCTGGTACTCAGGGCGGCCCGGAGCATCTTGACGACCCAGGCCTTACGCTCTGCGCCACGCTTGGTGCCCTGAATCTCCTGCTCAGCCCGTTCGATGAGGTCCAGCACCAGCGGCTTTACCGCTGCGCCGTAGCCCAGGCGGATGCAGCCGAGGGCATAAAAGATAAAGCCGCCCAGCATCAGCACTGCCCCCACCGGGGCAGGGATAAGGTCAAAAAGCTTAGTTGCCAGTGCTACCATGATTGGTCACTCCTTTTAACAGATAGTTGTCGATGTCGGTGCGGCTCTTCTGCATCCCCTCGCGGTTGTTGCCGGACAGCTGGGCGTCCAGCAGATTGCGCACCCCGTCGAGGGTCAGACGGCTCACCTCGTCGATTTCGTCGAAGCGGCGCAGGTCACGGGCAAGGGCTTGTGTGTGTTGGAGCTGGCCCTGCTCCAAGGCGCCGATGCGCTTGTCCAGCTCATCCAGACGCTTGTTCTGCGCGTTGTCCGGCTCCTGTGCCTTTTTGATGTACTTGTGGATGATTTCCAGCACCTTGTCGATGGTGATGGCTGCAGCACACAGGCCGCCCAGGATGCCCAGCACCCACAGCAAAGCTTCTTTTTCGCTCATTTGCCCTCCCGGAGACGGGTCAGGCCCTTCTTGCGGATGATTTTCGGATAGTTGAGGGTAGTGACGTTGAGGTCTACGTTGCCGGAGATGCCCTGCACATTACCGCTGCTGGTGTGCTGGTGAGCGTTGTACTTAAAACTAACCTTCGGGGGCTTGCCCGTGTAGTCCGCCAGCCATACGTCCCACCGCCCTGACAGCCTTGCCATATCCAGATGGGCGTTGGCGTAGCTCGTGTAGGTGTAGAGCTGGGCGTAAAAGCCCATTTTCTCCACCTGTTCCAGCGCGTAGGCTGTAAGGTTGGACAGGTCAAGCGTGGACAGCTGCTTGAGCTTATTGTCCTCCACGTCCACCGCCACCGGAAGGGTCAGCTCCTTGCCGTACACCGCCTGCCGCAGCAGGGCCAGCTCTGCATCGGCCATCGCCTCGCTGGTGGCATTGGTGTAGTAGTAGACGCCCACGTCCAGCCCGGCAGCCCGGGCGTTGCGGTAGTTGGTCTCAAAGGTGGGGTCGATATACAGGCCGTCTGCCCGCTTGGAGAGCTTGCGGTTGGTGCTCACCGCCCTGAGCATTGCTCCCTTGTAGCCCGCCGCTGCCACCTGCGCCCAGTCGATAAGGCCCTGATACCGGCTCACGTCGATGAACCGGTAGGGCGGGTCGCCCTCCCAGCCGGTGACAGCCTCTGCCTTGGGGGCTTGGGGCGTAGGCTCAGGTTCGCCGGTGTCCCGCTCGTCCCCCGGGCCAAAGATGGCCCGCACCAGCTTTTCCAGCAGCTCCAGCAGCTTACCCATCGTAGTCCTCCCCCGTGATCTCTTTGTACCGCTCTGCAGTGATCTCGCCATCGGCCACCCGCTTTGCCAGCTCCGCTTTGACTCCGGCATGGCGGCGTGCGGGCATCTCTGCCCACGTCTTTGTACCGGCGATGAGCCGGTTCGCCCAGATTTTATCCATTTTGAAATCCTCCTTACTTGTTGACGGCGGCATCCAGCTCGCAAAGCGAGTCCTCGATAGCCGCCTGCCGCTCCTGTGATGCCATATCCTGCTCACACAGGGCGTCCTCGATCTCCGCTACGAGGCCGGGCAGCTCCCTGAGCTTCTGCTCCTCTGCCAGCTTCCTGTGGAGCTCTTTCAGGCTCTTATCCATCTTGCAAAGACTCATCCGATGACACCCCCAATCATGGTGATATTGCCGCCGACGCCGGAAGCTCCCCGGGTGATCGTCACCTTGTAGTTAAAGGCCGCTCCCTTGGCGGCGGTCTTGTTGGCAAAGGCGTGGTGTACAAAGGCCCGGCTCTCGCCGCGCTGGATGTCGGTGCAGTTCTCCCACACCGGGGCATCGTCCCGTGCGTTGTTGCTCAGCTCCACGGTCAGGCTCATGTCTCCCGGGAAACTGCCTTCGAGCGTCAGCGCGGCCACGGTGATGGTGTCGTCCGCCGTCAGGGGCTGGGCCAGCGAGAGGACGGCGCTTGTCACATTTTTGGTAAAGGTGGCTGTCCAGTCTGTCGAGGTCTTGCCGTCGTCCGCTTCCAGCACCAATGTGTTCTCCCCGTTGAGAATCTGCTGGAACAGGGCTTTCTCGCTCAGGCACTGTACCGTGAGTTCGGTGCCGGAGGCCACGTTCTCGCGGACGGCCAGCGCCACGCCGTTCACCTTTTCGGTGATGGTCATGGGGTCTCCGTCGCCGTCGGTCACGGTGTAGGGCAGTGTAAACGGCTCGTTCTTCTTGCCCAGCGCCGCGCCGCTCTCGCCTGCATCGCTGGTTACTTCCGGCGGCTGGTTTTCCGTGGCGAAGCCGTCCTTGTCGATGTACAGCGTCTCCGGCAGGGTGAAGCAGGGAAGGTAGCCGTAAGAACTGCCGGGAGTTCCTTCGGCAGTCGAAAGACTGGAGCCACTTGCACCGGATATGTATTGGCTGTTGGCATAGTAGTATTTCTCCGGAAAGCCTGTCGAGCTATTACCCGTAAGGACCCTAGATGGACTTCTCGTCCAAATACCGCTTCCGTAGCGGGTTTGAATGCTGGCGATCCTGCTGATCGCGGCTGAGGAAAGCGCAGAGCCATCGGCGAAGGCCCTTAGCGCGACTTCTGCTGTCGAAAGGGAAAAAAAGCTTGATTTGTATGTTTCACTATCAAGTACTGCGTTGCCAGTCGGATTGCCGATTGGTGTATAAGTCATATGAACCCGTTGACCGACATATTTTGTCATGCCAATCAAGTTCCGTACTTCGTCGGAAAACTTATTCGCATAGGTGTTTTTGTACCAAGTGTCCTCATAGTTATCATTAACCACGTAAGTAGTTAGCTTAGACGTAGTATGGGTTCCGCTCGTCGGCGGACTCTCCCGGCAGAACAGCGTCCGTCCATTGCCGTTCAGGCCGCTCTCGTAGTTGTGGGCCAGCACGTAAAACTTGACTTTGGTGCTGCCTTCCATCAGGTATACAAAGCCATCGCCAATGGCTAAGTCTTTGATCTGCATTCAAATCCTCCTTCCTCTTAAAAATCCACCCTCGACGCCGCCTTATTCCACACGCCCGTCAGCTCTACGCCCTCCATCGTATCAAAGGCCGAAACAAAGCTGATTCCGTTTACGTCTGTGCCATGCACCATCTCCAACAGCTTGATGCGCACGCCGGTGGCCGCCGCGTCCGCGGCGGCGCCGGAGATGGTGAGGGTGGGGTCCACCCTCACGCCGCTCCCCGCCACCAGTCCTGTCACCACAGTGCCGCCCGCGTTGCCCAGCAGCGTTACCTGCACCCGGATGTCTCCGGAAGGCTTCGCCCTGGCGTAAAAGCGGACAAAGCCATCCCGCGCCTCGCAGTAGGCCGGGCATCCCGCTTCCTGCGCCGCTGCACCGTAGTTGTCCGGGTAGGAGCCGAGAGCCGCATAGCCGGTCTTCGCTTCCGGCACCGGTGCGTCCTGCATCAGGGGCCAAGCTCCCTCTGCTTTCTCCCAGCTCTCCGGCGTCAGGATCACGAGGCGGCTTCCCCGGTATCCGGCCCCGTCGCCCGCAAGGCCCGGGTACAGCACCTCACCGGCGCTGTTGTAGATCGGTTCACTCATTCTTTTACCTCCGCCTTTGCCGTGACGACCACATTTCCGGTCACGGCCTCGATGTTCACGCAGCCCTTTTCGGCATTCCACGCCGTTTCCGTAACGTCCTCGCTGCCCATCTTCACGTTCACCTCGGTCAGGGTGTACCCGCTCTCGGCGGTCAGGGCGGCTTTGTAGGCCCGGCCCTTCGCCACCACGACGGCAGTCTGGTCGGTGGTCACGTGGCTCAGCCGGTTCACCACGCTGCACCACACCAGCGCCTGGCTCACCGTTACGCGGCATTCGGCCTTTGCGCCGCCTGCCGTGGCGCTGATGAGCGCGCTGCCCTCGGCCACGCCCCGCACGATGCCGCCGCTCACGGTGGCCACGTCCTCCCGGCTGCTCTGCCACACCACGGTGCGGTCGTCGGCATTCTCGGGCCGCACGGCAGCTGTCAGCCGGGCCGTGCCGTCCACGCTCAGCTCAAGGGTGCTGCGGTCCAGCGTCACGCTGCTCACCGGCACCCTCGCCGCCTTTACGGTCACGGTGCAGCTGGCCGTCTTGCCGCCCACGCTGGCCCGGATGATGGCTGCGCCGGCGGCGCGGGCCGTCACCACGCCGCCGTCCACCACGGCAGCCTCTTCGTTGGAGCTGGTCCATACGATGCTGCTCTGGGGGATGCTGGTGGGCAGCACCGTGGCCGTCAGGGTCGCGGTCTTGCCCTCCGTCAGCTCCAGCGTCTCGGCACTCAGCATCAGGCTGGCGGCTCTCAGGCCGTCCTCGGCCACCGTTACGCTGCACGCTGCCTTCACGCCGCCCGCAATGGCCGCGATCTCCGTCGTTCCGGCGCAGATGGCCACCACCTCGCCTCCGGTCACGCTGGCGGTCTCCGGGTCGGCACTGTACCACACCACAGCCTGATCAGCACTCTCCGGGCTGACTGTGGCCGTCAGGGTCGCAGTCTCCCCCGGCTTCAGTGTCAGGGTGGTCTGACTCAGGGTCACAGCCTCCACCGGCACCTCGGCCTCCCGCACCCGCACGGCACAGCAGGCGTATTTCCCGCCGCTGGCCGCGAGGATGGCCGCAGCGCCCGGCTTTTTGGCCGTCACAGTGCCGTCGCTCACCTCGGCCACGGTCTCGTCGCTGCTCAGCCACGCCACGTCGCCCTCCGGGTCGGCGGCTGCGTCCAGCACCGCCGTCTCACCCGCCGTCAGGGTCAGGGCGTCGGCGCTCAGGCTCACCCGCTCCACCGTCGGCTTTACCAGCACGGCGCACTCTGCGCTGCATCCGTCCGCCCGGGCGGTGATCCGTGTCCCGCCGGGGGTCTTTGCCGTAATGACGCCGTCCTCTACCGTGGCCACGGTCTCGTCGCTGCTCTCCCACAGCACGGTCTGCTCCGTTGCATTCTCGGGGCTGATCCGGACGCCCAGCGCTGCCCGGTCGCCCACGTGCAAGGTCAGGCTGTCCCTGTTCAGCCGCACGGCCTCCACCGGTACCTCGGCCCATACCCCGCTCAGCTGATCCAGCAGGGTGTCGGCGGTCTTGGTCTGATAGGCGGCTTCCCGCAGCAGACGCATCAGCAGGCGGCGCTCCTCCTTTTTCGGGGCAAGGTTCGCCGCCCGGTTCGCTGCCTGAGTGGCAGCGGTGCAGGCGTCCAGTGTCTCATTTGCCGCGCCCAGTGCGCTGGCAGCGCTGGCGGCCGCAGCCGTGATGTCTGCCTGCGTCCTTGCCGCCGCAAGGGCAGCAGCGTTTTCGGCGTCCTCGGCGCTCATCCGCTCCTTCTGGGTGGCGGCTGCGCCTTTCTGGGCGGCATCCATCGCCGCCCGTGCCGTCTTGGCCGCATCCTTTGCGGCCGCGCCCTCGTTCATGGCCGTGTTCACAGCCTGCTGTACCAGCGCCACAAACTGGGCGTATACGCTGGGGTCTATGTCCTCCACCGTACCCGACAGCTCAATGGTCTCGTAGCAGTCGTATTTCGCCGGGCAGCTCATGGCCGTGTAGCCGTCCGCGCTCTGGGCCAGCAGCATCCACAGCCCCTGCCGGGCGGCAGTAAAGCGTCG